TAGAGGTTGTCGTCAATCGCCTTGCGGGTGATCGCGTAGCCGAGAGCAATTTCAGTATGCTCTTGGTTGTACACGTAACGCTCGCCGGCGCTGTTATCAAAAGCAGTCTGACCGCCTTCAGTCTTCAACTGAGCAAGGCCCAAGAAGCGCATTTCAGCGGTGCGCTCAAGCGCCATCTTGGAGTCGTGCTTGGTGAAGATTTTGTCGTACTGAGACGGAATCTGCTCGTACTTGCCTTCAATCCCACGGAGACCGGGGAGGAGAAGGTCTTTGATGGCACTAAGATTAACAGCCATTGGTCCTTACTCCTCTTAAATGCCGGTGGCGTTCTTGGTCGTGACGTTATTAAACGCAACGATGATGCGGTTGTACGCACCAGCCTCAGTGCCAGCAGAACCCGGAGGCTCAGTGACAAGGCCCACGACACGGAAGGGGAAAGTGGTGGTGACAGCGGCGTTGGCAACGTCAGCAAAAGCACCAGACAGGCCACTGGCGGCGTTACCGGTGCCAATGTCAAAGCTGACGTTCAGGTTGACGGTGGACTGCGTAGCGCCCGTCGAGCCGGTCTGCACAACAAACCGAGCATTGGGGTCATTAACGATGTAACCCTCAACCGTCTGGGAAGAGGCAACGTCCGTGCCCGGCCAGTAGTTGGACCAAACGGTGCGCTTCTGGCTGACCGAGAGGTACTTGCAGCCAACGAAAACGCCAGCAATGCCAGCAGCGGCAATCGTGCCATCGCTGCGGATGACCTGACCGTTCGCGTCGGGTTCTACGGGGTCGCCAAAGTAAATGGCAGAAGCATTGTAGGCAATCTGGACCGGGACCTGTTCATAGGTCGGAGCGGAACCGTTGCCGCTGTACTGAGCAAAACCGAAAGGCGCGTTCGTATTCGCCATGACGGTGCCTCCTTTTTACAGGAAGTCCCATCACTGCACGCCGGGGCAGCTAAGAGACAGGGAAAGTTAAGCCTTTACACGCCGGGGTAAAGGATGCACGTGGCATAAACATATATTTACCACTTCATGGACAAGTTTGCAAACACATAAATTTTAAGGTATTCATGTGGAAGGTTCCACATGGAGTTTTGCCATGCCAATTAAAATAAACCCTTTGCCTAGCCTTGAGCTTCTTCACCATCATTTAACTTATGATCCCGAAACAGGAATTTTTACAGCAAATACCGGGGAAAGGGCCGGATGGAAAGTTGGGTCGCCAGTCGGAACCATGGATCGCGGGTATGTAAGGATAATGATCTCAAAAAAGTACTACCCGGCCCACCGCTTGGCGTGGTTTATGACATACGGTCAATTAGACGATACCCAACAGATTGACCATGTAGATGGAATTCGTTCCAATAATAAAATCTATAACTTAAGAATAGCCACACATGGTCAAAATTGCCAAAATATTGGTCTTCCCAAGCACAACAGAAGTGGCGTGAAAGGCGTGCATTGGGCGTCGTATTCCAAAAAATGGCGCGCTCAAATTAAAATTAACGGAAAACGTATTTTTATTGGCGAGTTTGACACTATAGGCGAAGCGGCTGAAGCATATCGTCAGCGGGCAGAAGAATTGCACGGACCCTTCCAAAGAAAGTAAAGGGCCACCCGTAGATGGCCCCTTGTCATGTCATTCTTTTGGCACCGGGATAGCCTCGTAGGATTTCCCAATCTTTGGCTTGACTTGCGCGTGGTCACGATGCCCAAGGCCACCTTCCGGCGTACCATTAAGCTGCTCTTCCTTGGCGCGGACCTGATTTCTGGCGCGGCGAAGGTCCAAGGCGCGCATTTCTTCCGTGATAACGGTGGGGCGCTCCATCAGGATCATGCCCTTGCGCTCAATGGTGGAGTAGGTGCCGGTGGAGGGCATCTCTCCGGGGTGACGGTTGGCAGGAACTTCAGTCCAACCCTTCTGTTTCAGGCCTAGAATGTGAGTATGGTCTTCCGCGCCAAGGGTCGCCTTGCGCTTCCACTCATAAGTCCAACCATCCGGGGCGGTCGGCAGTCCAAACTCATCAGTTCCGTTATCCATATCGCCAAGGTGGCCGCGAATTTCAGCCGCGCGGCGGGCAGCAGCCGCTCTGGGGTCTTCTTCGCGCATAGGGGGCCTCATGGGCGGACGTTCAAACTCGGTATTTTCCATCTCAGCACCTACATGGCGGGTCGGAAGGACAGGTTTTTGGGAGTTGGGCTTGCGGCCACGCGGACGCGGAGCGTTTTCTGTAGATTCTTCCATTTAAACCTCCTCAGTGAACGCGATTGCGCTCTTTGAGCATTTGACGGGCGTATTCTTCTTCCGTGATACCGCTAATCCGGGCAGCTTCACGCTGTTCAGGGGTCAATTTGACCACATGAGGCTTGTTGCCACTGGAATTAGAGGGCTGACGGGAAACCGGAGCCGCCGGGGGCGACTGCCGACGCTGCACCGGAGCCGCAGCAGTAGACATTGCAGGCTCAACTGGTGCTTCTGCTTCCCGATTGATGCCCAAACGACTTTCCACAAACCGGAAGTAATCATCCGACTCAGGAACAATCCCGTGGTCAACTGCGTCCTCATGGGCCCGCGCCATGATGCGGAAGGACCGGGGGTTCTTCAAGCTCTCACGGTTGTTCTGCAACCATTGAGCAGACAGCGGCGTGACGCGCTGGATCAGATCGTCAACGTCAGGGCCTTGCTGTTGCGAAGGCGGGGCCGGGCGAACAGGCTCAGAACGAGGCCGGTTCTGCATTTCCTGAAACCCATGTTCCAGTTGCAGCAGTTTTGCTGAATTACCAGACATGGCTTCTTGGATTTCAGCGGCTTTGTCATAGTCGCCAATAGTCCAGCACTCTTTGAGGTTAGCTTTCAAGATTTCCTGATCGCGCCTAACAGTGTCAATCGCGTTTTTGACAAGGTGAAGATGCGTATCTTCAACCTCGTTAGCTGCTTGATTGGCGCGGTTAGTAGCCTCACGGGCGAAGCGTTCAGCCTCTTCGCGGGCTTGACGTTCCGCACCAAGACGCCGGTTGAGTTCCTCAATAGCGGCATCAGGTTCTACGGCAGCCTTTACAGGCTTTTCAGGCTCCGGCTCCGGCTCATTCTCAGCCAAAAGTACAACTTCAGGCTCTTTCTCAACCTCAACACTATCGCCAAGGTCTAGGGCAATCTGGTCATTTTCTCCGGGCATAACCTATCTCCTTACCAAGCAGCGTCAGGATGCGGAACGCGGCCCTTCACCAGAGAGTCCTCAACGATACGGCACAGAACTCCGTTAACGGTAAGGCTCCAGCTATCAGACGGGCGGACAATGAGCCAATCATGCAGATTGATCTTAAGGTCTTTGAACCAAGCGCCGCTGGCCTCAAACGCAGAAGGGCCCATTTTTACCAAGAGCCCGACTTTGGACTGAAATTGATCTTCTGCGCGGTTCTGGTCAGGCAGATAGAATCCGCTTTTGGTCTTTTCCGGGCGCAGATAAACCGCGACAAGAAGCTGATTGTTGAAGATTTCCACTTCTGACAAGTCGCCAAGGTCCTTCAGGAGCTTTTCCTTTGGGTCAACCTCGTGTTCCATCAGCATGAAAGGCATTAGTTCCCCTCTTCCCTACCGTTGACAATGGCTTGCGCCTCCTCAGCAAGCTCCAAAGCCTGCCTGAGCCCTTTGATAACTCCTACTTGGTGTTTGTATGTGGCAAAGTCAAAGTCTTCCATGACATGAATAGTTGTCAGAGACTCTTTAAGCCGTTCTATTTCTTCAGAAATAAGTTCATTCATCTTGCGCCAAAACAGCGCGTGATTTGTCAACATATCGTCCCCCGTGACGATCCCCCTCTTTGTAAGGTGGGACAGGAGCCAGAGGGGGCCTGAACTCCTGTCCCTTATTCACGGTTGGTCTCGGGCCCGCCCGTGAATTACTTGCGCGCTTGGATTTCAGTCTTCTCCAAACGTCCCAGACCCGAGCCAGCGCCCGCGTCCATGTCCTTGTAGCTGCGGTAAACCTTACCGCCGGCCTTATGCGCAGAGCGCTTGTTGGACTCAATCTCCGTCTTCTGGAGACGGCCCTCGCCAGAGCCCGCACCAGCCGTCATGTCCTTATAGGACGCGCGACCACCGCGCTTACGGCCCATGGGGGGCATGCCCGGAGGCATACCACCCGGAGGCATCGGGGGCATCCCCGGCGGCGGGCCGGGAGGCGGTCCCGGAGGCATACCGCCCATCGGCGGCGGGCCACCTTGCGGGCCGGGCATCGGAACCGGAAGGCCCGGAGGAGGAGCGCCCGGAGGAGGGGCCATCATCTGGTCATCAGGCTTTTTGCCTGTGTTGATAATGATGTTGATGTCGCTCTTGCCCTTGGTACGGCCACCGGCCTTACGAGCAACGCGACCGCCCTTCTTCATGCCACCCGCCAAAGACGGGTCATACATTGCTCCACCGCCGCCGGTGACAGCCGCGCCGCCCGGCGGGTAGGTCGGAGTCAACGGGTTTGCACCGGGCAACGGACGATTTCCGCCCATTTGCTGGCCCATTCCACCACCGCCACCGCCGGGTCCGCCCATCGGGCGATTCTGCATCGGGTTCCCGCCACGATTGCCCATCATGGCACCGCCACCAAACTTAGCGGTGCGGCCACCGGGGACAACGCCCGGAACTTTCTCAGGATAACCCGCGCCAGAAAACACCTGACCGCCAGACTTGCGGTTCATGCGCTTCGTGCCGCCGTTAGCCTTGCCCATACGAGCTTCCGGCTTCACCATCTTCTTGATGAGCGCCTTGTCCATCGCCTCGTCGGGATGCTTGGCTTTACCGCCGTTCTTCAAGCCGGGCGTGACAGGATTGTTGGCAAACTCCAACGCTTTGTCCTTCACCATACCCATGCGCGGATCGCCGCCCATCATGGGCCCGCCCATGTTCTTCTTGGTGCGGCCACCGTTCTTCTTCTCGTCTTTGTCGCCACGCGCTGCGTTAGCAAGCATGAGAACTGGCGAGAGGTACTGCCCAAAAGCCCCGCCAATGGCCTTCTTGGTGCGGCCACCCTTCTTCATGTTGGCAGCTTCTTCAACCTTCTTGTTCAGCGCGTCGCGCGATTCCTGCGACATCGGCGGCTGATTGCTTTCGCCGGTATAAGTGCTTTTGGGGCCAAGACCCAGTTTTGCCTTGAGGCGCTCCAAAGCGGTGCGCGGAGCCGGGCCACCTTCTTGACGACCAGCGCGGCCACCCTTCTTCATGCCGCCAACGTGCTTAAGACCCTCGCGGTCCTCATTGGCGTCTTTGACATTGCGGTTGATCTTAGCATTGGCATAAGAGCGCGGCGTGACACCAAGGTTAGACTTGGCCTTATCCCCCTCGACCTTGCCCCCAGCTTTGAACGCACGGCGCGAGATTGGGCGCAGGCCAGTCTTCACATCGGCGTTGAGGGCGTCCTTGGGCGGCTCATAGCTGGAGGAGTCAACCTT